CGTTTGATGGAGGATAGACTTGCTTTTCCTGCTCAGCTATGTCCTTTTTCATTTTCGAAATAGCTATACCAAACTTACCCTTTGGAGAAGAGACAATTGCCTGCATTATATCCCCTTCGTTTCCTGGAAGGACTCCAGGAACTCCCTTGGACCAGTGGGACACATCCCACTTGGTGGATTCCACAGGGTTCTCCTGCTGGAATTTATCTATCTTCTTTTCATATTGCTTAGCTTGCTTAGCATACTTCTCCGATAATACCTTTGGATCGGTCCCCTTGGACTTTGAAGGATCATCTACCTTCGTAACAGTGACGCAATCTAACCCTGTGAGTATCTCAAAAGCCGGTTTGGTTGGGTCAGACTTATGGTCATGCCACATTCCAATGGACTTGTCCACATTATCGTCTCGTTGAAGGACAAGTTTTACACTCTTCTTATCAGCACCAAATCCCTTCGTCCAACTTGATTGAGAGTACTGATCCATAATGTTCTTGTGAAAAGTGAATGCCGTGCACCCTGTCAATTCTATGTTCTTCTCTTTACCCGACATAATGGCTTCGAATGCTTCAGGTGGGAGTGTCATTCCCCTGTATATCTCTGGGTGCTTATCTATAGGAACCTGTTTAATACGCTCTTGGGCATACTTTCGCATTCCAGCACCCATTGCAACCATGTGATCGTCTATCATAACTCTTTTTGATTTCACATTGTTATCTATGGGTCTAAACAGGTTCCCCGAAGAAAAAGCCACTGCCTTGGCTACGGCATTTCCCGTTTCCGCGGATCCCCAATGCCTTCCCTTTCGAGGTTTAGCATTTTGTATGAGAGACTGAAGTCTTTTACGATCCATTGTTACAGGTAGCACTATATTTTCGTTTGAGTACTCCTTAACAACAGGATGTTCTATCTTTGCTTTTGGTACATCTTTCTTTTCTTCCTTCTTAGTTCCTGAACCCGTTCCATATATCTTTATTAACTCGTTCAGTCTTTCTTTAGGCGACATAGTTGTGTAATCAATCCCGTGGTGTTCAAACAATCTACGAACAGACTTTGTACTCAGCATATCTATGTGCTCTAAACCATTTTGTTTTAAGAAGTCATCAGCTTCTTTTGGAGCTACGTTAGCACCAACCTTCTCCTTACCCTTACTATCTACCTTCACTCCGTCATCTGGAATCCATTTAGTACCGTTATAGGTATAGGGTCTACCAAAGATTGACTTCTTATCTCCGGATTCGTATTTCCATACGATTCTATTCATCTTCGCTTTCATCCTCTGTGTCTATGTCCACAGCAACCCAACCGGAATCACGAAGTTCCTGCCAGAATTCTCCTGTCACAGTTTTCTTATCTATCTTTTTAAGGATACCCTCTTCCCGTTTACGAAGAGTGTAGTAGTCCCCTTCATCAAAGATACATAGGTCATCCTTTTCCATAACAGGGTCAAGTATTTCTGTTCCATCATCGTGAACCATCAGTGTTCCTCTTAACAAAAATGTACTTCATCTCACATCCGCAGTTGATCACTTCGCCCGCAGGAAGGCGGTCATCATGAGGGTGAGCGCACAGGTGACGTGATCCATCCTCCGAAATGATTTCGAAGTCTTCATTCATTGGAATCTGAGTTCCGTCCAGGTCTTCGTGGTTGCCTCTCGGACTGTATCCCTTACGACCCGAACCTCGGTGAATCCAAACTTTTTGTATATCCATATCAGGGTTCTTATCAGAGAGCGCCTGCATGTATTCATTCTTAACAACACTAAGAGCTGACCGAACTTCTGTACGAGCTATTGTCTCCAAGTTAGAAGGCATGTCTTTCCCGTGTCTTTTTGTGTATCCATCAAAGGTTTCAGATATCTTAGTCTGAAACTCTTTTATCAAGTCTTCCTTAACAGCGCCAGCCATCCGACCTTTCTGATGTTCATACTCCGGAGTATTTAGAACTTCTCGGAGTTGACTTGTAAGTCTATCCCTCAGAGCGTCGGTCATCAATTCACCCTTCTCTGCGGCTTTTCTTAGGTGAACAGCACGCTTTGGAAAGACCGCTGTGATGTCAGGAACCAGAATTTGTTTACCTGTTCTCAGAGTTTTGGCTTTCGCCTTAAGATCACGGACCAGAATGCGACCAATGTTGTTATGAATGTTCGCCGTATTGGTTTCGCATATCTTAGACATCAGTTCTTTATAGCTTTCACCCGTCCATCCATACTTCCGCTTGATGCGGTCTAAGTGTATCTTTGCCACTAGTCAAGGATACTCCAGTCTTCTGCCATAATATCAGTTTGACTTGCAAGCCAAGGAACCAGTTGATCATCCGCAGTTTTCATGTAAATGTACGGAAGGGTCATCTTGCTGTTCTTGTCAGGGTACTGAGCCTGAACCCACATCCCTTTCCCATTCCATCCAGACCGTTGAACTCTCTCCCCATTCTTTAGATACTTCAGGGCTTTTCCAAAATCCATTGTCTTTTTCATAAACCTGCCTCCGATAATTTGCTATAGTATTTAGGGTCTTCCGTTAAGTGATCCCTTGCTATCTTTTCCGCAATCCCCTGATCGGAGGTGTGTTCGGCTTCGGTCTTAATCCCCATTTCCAACTCTTTAGGATCAACCACATTATCTTTTCCACCTGAAACTCCTCCAGATATTATGTCAGATAGAATACTGTAAACAAGTTGCTCAAGTTCCGGAGCTTCTATCTGAAGCTTGTCAGCCAGTCCGTGCATCTGAACATCGGTCGGTTGAGGATTTGCCTTAAAGAACTTTATAATCTCTGTTCGTATCGCTTTATCGTTAGATAGTTCTTTCTCCATCTTATCTTCAAGGGCTTTCCTTACGTCCACAAGTTTGTTTCTTAACTCCGCCCTCTGCATACTCTGGATAGACACTCCGGTCTTTGAAAGAGCCATAGCTATAGCCTCTTCTTTGGAAGTGACCTTCTGTCCTGTGGCGTTCTTCAGTGTCCCGTTAGTGAAAGACTTGATAACGGTATGAACCTGTATATCTTCCTGTGGCATAGGTTTTAATCTTGGTCTGTTCTTCTTAGCCATGGTTACTCCAATAACTTTTCTATCTTGTTTATCATCTCTTCCGGTGTCCCACCTTCGTCAACAATCTTCAGTACATCAGATTGAAGCAAGGTGAATACGGCCACAAGATCCATTTCAAACTCCGTACCAACATCGTCCAACAGCGATGTGTCGGACTTGGTTAGTGTGTAACTGTTCACATCAGCCCACTCATAGGATTACTCTGTCCCTGCTTTTGATCTTCTCCACCCGCATTAGACGGAGCCTGTGGAACATCAAACTTTTTATCTGGAAACGGGTCAAGGTTCAAATCATCTGTTCGGACCTCGTTAATAGAATATACTCCCGTATCCATCTTGGCTTTGAGTGCTTCCATTTCCTCGCGTTCAGATTCTTCAACGCTGAACTCAAGTTTATATCCCGTACCAAATCTATATGGCAGAATGTCGTAGTTCCAGAACTGCTCAAGTATCTTAACAATAGGTAAAACACCTGCCGAATGGTAAATTTCAGATTGAGCCTCTGACGTGGAGCGACCGGAGGTATTGTCGCCCCCCGCCAGTGACATCTCCATAGGTGTGGCCTGAAAAACCATGCCAACCTCTTCACGAATATCCTTTTGCCGTTGCATCTGAATGGACATAGTATTTTCTCGGGACAAGTCAACGACAGTTGCATTGTTCCCAGTGAAAGTCATTATAGCACCCTTCTGCGGAGTGTTGAGTTTCTTTTCAACTCTGTGCTGTTCAGCTCCATCTATTGGAATAGTTAACTCTTTATCCAAAGAACCGAAGGGGCTTGCGTTGGATATGATAACCATCTTTTCGGGCATCTTAGTTCCGTCAGCTTGATCAGCCATCAACTTGTCGAATAACAAAGATTCGCTGATCTTGTTAATCAGAGCTTCGAGCGGTATGAATCCATGGCTCCGAGCTGTCGTTGGTATGTAAGAAGCGTATGCCAGTTCGTTCCCATAGAATATTTGAGGTTCGTATCCAAGCATGAGCTGGACATAACCTTGAACTCCGCCGGCGAACACGTTCTTAAGAGGAAGAACCGTACCACCAGGAAGAGCATAAATGTTTTCAATCTTGCCTTGCGACACTTCTTTATAGACAGCCATCGATCCGTGTATCATAAGATCGGCAATCTGTTTCTTTGTGAAGTCCGCGAACTTGTCTGTTATATTGGGTTGCATAACCCATTCTTTAACCCACTCAGCGGAGTCGGTACTCTGTGTCTGTATTCGGCGCTTCCATCTGATCAACGCACTCTGAAAATTAGATAAGTCCGGAAGAACGTCGGGTAGAGTGGATCTTATTTCCTGTATCAAACGCTGACGAGCGATCTGATAAGGTAGTTCCACGGTTTCTTTGTACTCATCACATACTTGCTTAATGTCTCTGAGCCGTTCGTATATCTTATCCTCCTGCTGTTTGTCAGAGACTATGTTCCAGTCCATTCCAGATATACGATTCATCCTCGATGTTATGACACTGAACACCGGAGAGCAGAGACGGAATATAGATATACGCTCTTCCAATGAAAGGTAGAATATCGGTTGCTCGTAGTATCCAGTTATGCGTGATCCGTCTTTTGCATTACCAGTTATCCCCATGAGTTGGGACATCGTGTACACTTGGTAGCCACGACCATCCTTGGAAGACACTACCCCTGCTTCAGACATGTTCGTCTGCATTAAGGTTTCGTGAATACCGGCTATCGCCTTTGTGACTTTCTTTTTATTCTTTCTGTTTCCCATTATCTCGCCATTAGAAATAATCTTCTCGCTAAAAGCATATAGCCAGTAGCGAACATATAGTGATCAGCCAGTGTTCCGTGCTCCCAGTTGAATCTTTCCTTATCTTCATCCCAGACCCGCACACTGGAGGTCATCTGATCGTAGTAGTTTGGAAAGGATCTTATATTCTTTGGAAGACTAAACTTTTTGAGTTGAACCGCTTCCTTCACGTTATCAAGGAAAGCTGTTCGTATCTGAGACACCGTCATTGTTTGCTTATTGAAATTAAATTCCCTCGTTGTAGCATTTACATTGCAGTCACATCCGGGCCACGAGTTAACGAGCTTTCTCGATAATCTAGTTTCCGGCATGCTGTCAATAACAAAAAATGCAACACGATATCTTTGAAATAGCTCAATGCATTCTTCAGCACCACCCTGTACTTCTCCTAAGAATACGGTCTTCATTGTGTCCACTTCACAGATGTGAAAGTGCAACACCGAACCAACGTCTATACCTGCAACACACGGATTCTTACATCCGTCAGGCATTACATAATCTTGTATTAGTTGGTCAAGTTGATCTTTCGTTATCTTTGCACCTTCGCTTGTGAAGGGCTCTCCGAGGTCCGAGTTGTAGAACCGTTGCATCTTTATATCGTTTGAAAGACCCTTATCAAAGTTACTGACAAGTTCAAACAGTGTTCCAGTTCCACTCACCATTCTGGAGAAATGTTTACCGGATATAAAAGATTTCTTTTCTTCGACATACTCTCCCATACCGAATCGGTCAAAGGGCTTACCACATACATCGCATATCGCTCTTACATCGTTACCGGATTCTATATCAAAATCTTTGTCACGAATAACAAAGAGTGTTTCATCTACTCTATCTACAACATGTTTGAAGAAGTCTATCTTAACCCAGTGACCGCAGTCAGCTTTGATGTGCCATCTGGACTTTGTTGACTCTTCATACTTTTGATCGAGGAAGGAACCTACGAAGGTTGGGTTTCCTACATAGATCTCGTGTGGATCGCTTGAGTGACCTAGTCTCTCCTTTCCCATTTCCAATGTCTTTGGATCGCACTTGTCGGCTTCGTCTACAATAAACCAGTCGGCTGGTATCTCTGTAAATGGGACCTCCGAGCCGGAACCAACGAAATTGATTACGCCGAGTCCAATATCCTTTAGGGAACGATTGTCGATGAGCGCTCGGTCTAAGCCCTTCGATCGTCCCGATGACCGCTGTTCTTTGTAATATTGGCTGAACATCATAGACTTCTCGAATCGGTTTGATACAAAGCGTTCCATCAGTTGATGTGTTGGTAACACATAGAATATGACGGCTCCATTCTTTGCCGCTGACCAACTGATTATAATTAGACACTCGGAGACTCCTCCTTGAGTGGACTTCATTAAGACTCGGAACCTGGACTTATCTGTCAGTACTTCTTTTAAGTAGTAATGATTACGAAGAGTCATTACTTTATTGGTATGTGTTCTATGGTGGTTAAGAGCAAGCCATAAGGCATACTCATTCTTTTCGAGATACTTGCTAAAGTTATTGGGTATGACTATTCCGCTTGGCGTGGATGTCTCTCCCTCCGAGAAGGATTGAGTATTCAGCATTGATTCTCTCCTCTTCTTCCTTTGTCATGACGTTCACATTGATGTTCACTCCAGGGTCTTTGAGCGATTCACACATTTCGGGGTAGATCATCTTTCCGAGTTCCGTGTTCGCCTTCAGGGCTATCTGCTCATTGTCACTCTGAGCCATGTTACGAAATCGGCGTATGATCCGTTCCTTTTCTTCGATCAGTAAGAACTGAAGTCGGTCCTGGAACTCCGCATCACTGTCTATGAGCTTGGCTTCGTCTTCCGATACTCCGACTTTCTTGTAAGCCATCTTCTTGTCGAAGGACTCTTTATAGCTCTGATAAATTCTTTCCTTCTTTTCGTTGATGTCCATGTGACGGAGCTCCAGTTGATTGAATTTACCTTAACTATAATTTACTATATAAGTAAAGAATAAAAATTAAAATACTCGTTATTATTACAGTGTATACAATAAACGTATGCTTTTAGTGACACGATGTGACATGCCAAATCCAAAGCAGGGTATTTACCTATATAGTAAGGAAAACAGCGGATGGGACCGATTAAGCTGTTTAAAGAGGTTACTACTATATAATGAGTTTTACCGGGGTTTAAAACTGTGAACTTTTTTCGTACCTGAAAGAAATTATTCTTGTAATTTTTATAGAATAAAGTACCTTGTAAATATAAGTAATTAAAACGAACTAACGAAAGGAAGGATAAATATGAAAGCAACAATCGAAGAAAAGAAACTGGCAAAAAGAGCTGAACTGTACACAACCATAAGCATGAGACGATTAGCAATGCTTTTTAAAGTTGATCGCTCAGATGCACAAAGAATACTGGACAGAGCTGTTAAGAAGGGATTCCTTAAGTACAAACCGGTAAGAGGAAGAATCCAACTTCAGCCAACAAGGGTAACGGCTCAGATTCTATAGGACGAAACGCCTCTTCGGAGGCGTCTAAGGGTGAATCCCTTACTGATGAGTCCATCAGAAATTAAAAGAAGGATGGTTTAACCATGGCACAGGAAAACAAAAAAGCTGAAGTGGGTGCAAAGGTAGTTGACCCTAAGAAAGAAGCAAAGAAAACGGCTAAGAAAGAGCTCAGAGCAAAACAGAGGGAAGCGTTTGCGAAAGTTATCGATTCCATCGAAAAGACAGCTGACGCCGGAGTGAAAAAAGCATGGGCCGAGTACATCAGCCTTAAAGCTGTAAGAACAGGTGGTGGGCATGACGGAAATCCTGCTTATGCAAGATTCGTTGCATTCGTACAGGAAAAAGGTTCTGTCACAGAAGATGTGGTTTTCAAACAGTTCAAAGTTGGCCGTAAGGATTGCGCTGGCTTCCTAAGAAAATATCTCAAGAATGCTGAGCCTAAGAATCGTATCTGGATCAACTTCACACCTTCAGACGGAGTATACAAGGTTCTCGGAACTGGTGTTAAGGCTCCTGAAGGTTACAGCGGATACGTTCCGACTGATGACATCACTGACCTGAAAGCTCCAAACCTGAAGTAATGAATTCTCTGTAGGACGAAACGCCGGTTCGCCGGCGTCTACAGGTTAAGCCTGTACTGATGAGTCCAAACATCTGAACCGCTATTATCGGACATTCCAAACCTCCTTCCTCAACAAAGAGCCTGATCACAAGTCAGGCTCTTTCCGCAACTACACGATTCCCGGCTTAACAAAGTTGTTCCCTATAGGGCTCCTATCACAATATTTCCTCGTAGCTGTGTGCTTTATGTAGCCTTTTCTATGCTCCTATCAAATATCCTTCATACTGATAGAAGGACAGAACATGCTATTAAAATTTGTACAGGGTAGTAAATTTTAAGGGCTAGCTGAGGCAGGCGGTACAGAGGCGGTACAGAGTAAAGCAGGACAGGGCAGGTCCTATCCTATTTAGCCTCAGCTGTACCGCTGTACCGCCTAAAATATTTTGAAGGGTAAAATTTGTACCGCCTAAGAAAAAATATTATAGGTGAGGCAAGCGGTACAACTGAGGCAACCACAAAAATACAAGGATTAAGCAGGACAGGGCAGGGATTGGACATTTTTACTCTGTACCGGCTAGCGCCTCAGCTACCGCCTTTATATAGCTGAGGCGGGGCTATACAAATTAAAATACAACTTTTTTACAGCCCCTTAAAAATTGTTCTTTACACAGTTTACAGTTTACTATATACAATTAAAAAGTTAAGGCTCCACTTAGTGGAGTTAATGAAAAGCTGAAGGAGGAAAGAATGACACCATTCGAAGAACAGAAAATGTTGGAACGAGAGATGGAAAAGAATTCTGAAGGGAGACAAAAGTACACACCCACCACCGAGATGTTGCAGTTCTTTATGGACGCATCGAGGGAGTACGCTCTGGGCACTACCCTGGAAAAAGCAACACCGGTTGAGCAGTTCGATTTTATAGTGAATAAGATGTTAGAAAGCAATGACCCAAACATCAAGCTTCACTTTTCTAAATGCTTAATGTTTATAGGATTCAACGAAATGATTTCACAGTTAGCAAAAAGCATTATGCAAATTATGGGTGGAAAAGACAAGGTTTCTATGATCGCCGATATGTTGAAGGACATGTGAAATGCCAAAAGAAGGACTTAAATCAGGGCCAACTCCGAAAGGACTGAAGAGCTTCCAAGTAGATGAAGACATAGAACTTCACCGAGATGACTACATGTTCATAGGTGATGGACTCTATATAGTAAAAGACAAGCACTATGTTTATCTCTGCGAAAAGAAAGCCGGTTCAACGGAGTGGCCAAAGGGTTTCAAAAGAATAGCAACAATAACACCCAGGAGACTTAACTGCATGAAGGTTCTATCGCATAAGCTTCCTGGATACGATGGAAAAGTTTGGACATAAGGAGGACGAAATGCCAAGATACGAGTTATGGTCCACAAGAGATTGCGAAGGTCCGGTTCCGGATAAGTTACATAGGACACATGAAGGTGACTTAGAGGTGGCTAAAGCAAAGTTTGAAACGCTGATAAGTAGATGGGAAGATGAGCTAGATGAATGGTTCTTGCTAAATAGGTTGGGGCAGAAGGACGAGGAACCCTTCTTCACATCCACCATACTCCCCGGAGCGGAAGAGGGTTGCAACTTTGTGTTGAAGGACGAACACGGAAAATCTTTGTTTATGTACACACATGAGTGGGAGGCGATGAGATGAATACCCGTGAAAAAGAATTCGCAGAGTTCGCATTCAAATGTATAGTAGGAAGGGCACCATTAACCAAAAGGGATCGTAATCAGGTTCTGGAAATAAGAGACGCCCTTAAGAAAGAGTTCCGTTCAGCGGAGTTCAAACCTGTGCGGGATAAGATTTCGAAGAGGTTCAAACTTGTTAAGAAGTCCATC